ATGAAACACTGCGTAAAACATCCGGTGGTAAGTCTGTGTCTCCTAGTGGTACACCAAAGTTTCGTGATGCTTGGGAAGCCTTCCAATATCACAAGTCACAAAAAGCAAAGAAGTAGAGGATGTTATGCCTAAAGGTAAGCGCAACGTAGACAAGATTATCGTACATCATTCTGCTTCTCCGCAGTCTACAACAAAAGAACAGATTTATGATTGGCATGTCAATGGCAATGGTTGGTCTGACATTGGGTACCACTACATTGTATTGGGTACTGGAGAAGTGGTGGCCGGGCGTCACATCAATAAAACAGGTGCTCATTGCAAAGGTAAAAACAAGGGTTCCATTGGGATTTGTGTGACTGGAAATACATCCAATGAAGCACCAAGCACCGCACAAATGGAATCGTTGTGGGGCAAAATTAAAATGTTAATGGAAGAATATGGTCTTGAACGCAGTGATGTGTATGGACATAGAGACTTCGGTACAACCGAGTGCCCAGGTAACTACTTGTATGCAATGTTACAACAGTTCAAAGGCGGACTGCTTGCATAGGGTTGACAATAGAACAATTACAATTTAAAATGCCTATGTCGAACAAACTCTTTGAGCACTTGGTAGACAACCATTCCACAGGAATACGGTTTAGGCGAAACTACATAAACTAAACATTATAGGTAAAACAATGGCTATTTCGAATGATTTGCTATCGTCGACCTTGTATTCCATCCGTGATGGCGAAGTTGACGAATTATTTCAAAAGGTTGCATTCCTTGACAATGCAAAACGCTTTGGTGGTATCGAGTATGAAGATGGTGGTATTAAAATCCAACGTCCCCTCTCAATCGCTGAACACTCTCAAATTACTAACCTTCCTACTGGATACGAAGCAGTAAACCTTGCTGTTAAAGACGTATTGCAACCTGCTATCTACGAGTGGGCTGACTTTACTGCTCCTATCGTTATCACCAAGAAAGAAGAGTTGGAAAACAAAGGCGAGAAAGCAATCGTGAAGATTGTTGAAGCTCGTATGCGCTCTGTTATGGGTATGCTTCGACGTGAGTTGAACAAGCAGTTGCTTCGCGGTAACTCTACTGTTTTGACCACTATCAATACTTTGAACGGTGACCCAACTGTTGGTGGGTTTTTGGAAGCAGAATCTAAGGCTCGACAGGCAGTTGCAGGTACTACTGTTGGTGGTATTTCTAAGCAAACCTATCCAGTCAACGGTTGGATGAACCAGGTTGCTGACATTCAAAATGACTTTAGCACTAACGGTATTGTTGGTATGCAACAGTTAGCAATCCAAGCAAACACTGTAACTCACATGGGTCAGATTGACTGTGTGCTTTTGTCTGAAGCGGCAATGGCTAACTATCGTCGTGCTTTGTTCCAACAAGAGCGATACATCAATGAGAAGACTCTTGATGGTGGACGTATGCAACTTGCTTTTGGTGGTGCTGTTGTTGAACAAGACCTTGAGCTAGGTTTTAGTTATGCTTCAAATGACTTTGGTACTGCACCATTGTCTGGCTACTTCCTTAACTTTGACGGTGTCAAGTTGTGCATGCACAAAGATGCTGACTTCGCTGTTTCACCTTTTGAGCACATTTCTGGAACTACTGCACGGGCTGCCCAATTGTATGTTAAAATGCAATTGATTGCAGATCATCTTGGTTCTTGTGGTGTTCTCTTCGACGCAGAAACTTTCTAAGGGGGCTTATCATGGCTACACAAAACATTATCCAATACTTGGAAACTTCTCAATACAACGCATTGCCTTCTGGTGGTACAGTTGCAGTGGGTGTCGAAGCGATGAACCGTCGTCAAATCGAAACCTTTATTGCTTCTGAAGCTATCTCTGCACAGGACGTTGTTGCTTTTGACATTACCAAAACTGCTGACGGGGATAAAATGATTCACGTTGTTAAGGCAGATGGTAACGATACTGATAGAGTTGCTGTTGTTGGGGTTGCTCTTGAAGCTGCAGCGGCTTCTGGTGACACTATTGACGTTTGTATTGCTGGCTTATGTCAAGCAAAAACAGATGGTTCAGTTGCTAAAGGAGATCGCTTGATTGCTGATGCTGCTACACCAGGTGCTTTCCACACTGCAGATGCGGCTGATGTACTACCAATTATTGCTTACGCAACTGCAGACGACAGTGGTACTGTTGCAACTGTGATTGTGATTAAACAGTTCTAAGTTAGATTTTCTATCAAGCCGAAGGGGTGGGCCAACGCCCATCCCTTTTTTTCGTATGGTGACCTATGGCAAATTTAAAAGCATTGAGACAGAAAGTTAAAAATATTACTGACTACAGTCCAGAACTGGCACAGTTTAACAACCAGTTGGATGAACTTTTAAACGATGCCTACTATTGCATCTGGACAATGAAGCGTTGGAACTTTAGTACAAAGCTTGGCACTATGCGTTTGCACACAGACATCACAACCAGTACAGATACAGAGAATAGTTCTGGTGCAAATGTAACAGCAACTGTTACTAAGGGTGAGCGTCAAGTGGTATTAAGTCACGACATTGACAGACTGCATGACATGGATGTGTGGGAAGGTCAACCTATGGAAATAGACAACATGGAATACATCATCTCTAAATTGGTGGACATGAAAACCATATTGTTAGAAAAACCATTTGAAGGGACCACCTCCGCAACAAACAAAGGGTGGAAGATAAAAAAGCGATGGTATGACCTACCAGAAAACTGTTTGGAACTTTTATATTTAGGGCACAGAGATTACCCCTACGTAAGTGTTAGTGGTTCACAAAATCCATACGGAAAGTCTACTGCCATTTTACCCAGGCGCGAAGAAGATGTTGATCTGCGAGTAGACTACACACAATCCTACGCAGAAGCATACATAACCAGTCCTACACTTCACATTGCACCGGCTGAACAATTAAAGATTGAAGAAATTGCAGCACCAACTGGTCAGTTTCAATCCAACAAATACTACGAGTTTGCATGGGCATTTATCAAAGATGGTAAAGTAGGTGCATTGTCAGAGCCAACTATTTACAAAGTCACTGAAAACAACAGAACACTAAAGTTGTCATTTATTGGTTGGGACGATTTAGCAATAAAAGCAGATACTTACAACAACAAAGACCAAGAGCCTACACAATGGGAAGGTTATCGAAAAGTGGTTTGTTGGAACAAAAACTTCGATCAAAATACAGGTGAACGTAAAGGGCTGCCATGTTGGCTTTTTGTTGTGAATGGTACAAGTACGACATCGGGTACTCGTAACGACTCTGATTACCTGCGACCTATTGTAGTAACAGACATAAACGAATTTGTAAATATAGTAAAGTTAGACCAACTCGACAATGGTTCTCCACGCTACATTGAGATTGATGGGAATCATCAGCAAATCAGACCGTATCCACGTCCAGTTGGGTTTGATTTTGAGGTGCCACAAGAAAAGGTTGGAACAAACATTACAGTGTACCATGACTACGTGCGTGAGATGGTCATGCGATACATGGTCAAACCAAAGGACCTGTTGTTGTCTACAGATGTACCACAGATGCCATATGAGTTTCATCAGCTCATTGTATACAAGGCACTGGAGGACATCTACTTAAAGTTGGGTCAACAAGGTTTGGCAGCAACGTATGAAAAGAAATACATGAAGGAAATTAACAACCTAGCAAAACGCTATGTTGACAAGATTGATCAGCGTGTAGTGCGTGGCCGGTTTCACATGGCATATGGTAGACCAACATACGATGGTACTACATTAAGGAGACTTTCATGAAGCCACAACGGTTCAAACGTTACGTACCATGTGGAGGTATTAGTCAAGTATTGATGCCAAACATAGGGGACGCAAACATAGTCAACAACTGTCGATATGTGTCTGAAGGCGGTTGGAAGGCGAATGTTGGGTTTGAATCATGGTGGCATGCGCCAGCATCTTGGACTATTACGAGTGCCATTGCTACAAAGTATTTTACTGACAAAGTTGATGCCGTATACCAATGGAAGAGACAGGGCACTAATGACATCTACACCTTTATTGAGCAGTCAGGGCGATTGTACTATGCGATTGGTAACAAAGGACAGGGTGCAACGTATACGGGCGCCTTCTATGAAAATGACTTGGTTACGATTGACAGTGACCGGTACATACCCAAGTTGGGCGATGTCGGTAGTCAGTTTGTGAACCTGGGACAACATCTGTTGATTATCAACGGACGGGACCGTGCAATACTGTTTAGTGGTGATCAAGTATATAGAGACTTTGGTTTTGTATTACAGACTCCGAGCTGTGACCCTTTAGATGTAGCCACAGAGTATCAGAACAACAAAGTATTAAGTGGTGGTGCTGCTGTTGCTTACAATAAGGTGTCTCAATACGGTTTGGGCGATGTAACAGAGAATGTACAGTATACGTACAACTACAAAATGACGATGATTTCAGACTTGGGTGCGGAATCTCCATTGAGTGCAGCACAAAGTGTTTCATGGTCTATTCCAAATGCACAGAACAAACGATACGGTGTTGCGCTTGACTTGCCAATAGGTCAAGAAGGTGTAGTAGCCAGACGTATCTATCGCACCAAAGAGATAGCCACAAACGGTGAACTCTACTACTTTGTGTCACAACTTGATGAAAACTCTAGTCGATTCTACATAGATGCCATGCCAGATAGGTTTCTAGTGGACCAAGCCCCATCGTTCACGGCCAGTACAGCAATCACTACAGATTGGAAGTTTGGTGAAGTATGGGACAATCGTTTGTGGTTGGCTGCAGGTAGTCGTATTATCTATTCTGATAGAGGCATTTTTGAACAGTTTGGAGCGTTGGCATACTTTGACCTGGGCAATCAGACCGGTGGTGACATTACACAACTGGTAGCGTTTTACAATAATCTGATTGTATTTAGGGAATCAGCAATCAACATTATTAGTTTTGATACAGATAGTTACAACATTAGCACTATCACTAACACGCTCGGCACGGTAGCCAGCAAGGCAGTCGTAGTCATACCACAGTTGGGAGTTGTTTTTATCAACGAACAAGGCGTGTGGATGCTGTCAGGTGGCTTAAACGGTGGCGCATCGATAAGTATGCAGAAGATAAGCAAGCCCATCGACAAACTGTTGCGCAGAGTTAATCGTTCGATGATGCACAAAGCCATTGCAGCATACTCCTATAGAGAAAGGGAAGTGTGGCTGCACCTGCCAACGGATGATTCCACTACACCAGACTTTGGATATGTGCTACACTTGACACCACAAAATCCAATGTGGTCTATTCGTACAGATTTAGAAACGCCTACCAATAGTTATTGGTCTGCGATGACGACAACTGTTAATGGGTACTTTCTATTGGGCAATGACCCCAACTGGACACCGGCATTGGATGCAACAACAAACAAGTTGGGTCCACTTCAAGTTATGAGCTCCAGTTCACATTGGGGCCAGGCCGGTCAGATTACTGCATTTGGTGACAACGTTACATTGGCTATCACAGATACGGCACACAATGGGCATCAGTGGGAGAGTGCTTGGTACAACTCAAACGAGAACAGTGTCAAGGTGCGATACTATAGTGTAGAACTACGCATCATGTCATATGGGGACAATGGGTTCGACTTCTTTTATGGGATTGACTACTCGTACACAGAGAGTACCACATCCACCCAAAAGCAGGCAAAGAGTGAAACGGTGTACACCATTAAAGAAGATGCCGTGTTTGGTCCAGCTGACTTGTCTGTAACCAAGGTGCCATTTACAGTGAACTCCAGTAAGATTGCAGAAGGCAGGTTG